ACGGCCTTTAGCGTGTTCAAGTCCATGTTTGCCCTTTCATGTCAGCCCGAAAGTGCCAGCGGCAGGCGGCGGGCGATCCGCTTTTCGGGTGCTACCCTAGCCGCTGGCGTTCGGTGTTAGACCTTGATAACCTTGTTGTCGATTTCAAGCGTCACTTCGGCCATCGTGATGGCGTCGGCGTTGCCCACGTTCACCTTGTAGCTCATGACCTGTGCGGTGAAATACTGAATTTCACCATTCACCAGCAGCACCTTGACCGCAACCTGTGCGTCGGTGCCGGCAGCCGCTTCGGCAGCGTCCTGCAAGATCGTCTGACCAGCATCGTCATCCGACACGGCCATCGTCAAAGCTACGGAGCCGTAGTTAAGCGAACCACGGCGCTTGGCAACAATGCCGGTCGCCAGCGGGGTGTGAGTGGCAAGCGCGGCTTCTGCACCGAAGGCGGGCAGTTCTGCAAGCTCGCCGCAGGCAATCCAAGTCAGCGCGGCAAAGCCGGCAGAGTTATAGGTTGCCGGCGATGCGTTGGCGACCGAAACGATAGTGCCAACAGAAGAAACAACGTCAGACATAATTCGACCTCCTACAGTCGCAGCGCGCGGCTGATTTCGTTAATGCTAATCCGCACCATACCACTTGGAGCCTGCTTTGAAAAGCCACCAACTGTGTTTGGCCCTGGGCGGTATAGGCCAAATTCTAGCGAAGCGATGTAGGGAAGATTGTTCGTGATATAAAAGACGTTGCCGGGTGCCTGAAAGGCCGCTGCCTCTGCGTTTGCTTTTGCAAATTCTGATGCCCGGCTTTTGTTCGGGGCCACTGCATTGCTGCCAGTGTCACCGCCAAATTCAATAGTATGGCTAACGGGCTGCCCGATGCTGGCCTGCCAGTTTGCCCGCGCCCGGCCAGTGTCAACCGGCGTTTTCAAGACAATGGCATAAGTCAGATCAAGGCAGATTTTGCTAATCTGGGCATTAGCCGCTTCGCCTGCCTTTTCGGCAAACTTGCTTAGATCAAGCGCAAAGTCGCCGCCCGCGCTCATGCAAATGCCCGATATTCGATTGACAGCGGCACCGTGTAGCGATCACCGTCCATCAGCGCCGGCCCCATGCTGGCCCGCAACACAGCCACCGTAATGCCATCGCGCGTTAGCCGCAGCCCGCGCGGGAACAACGCCAGCACCGCATCAGCAGCTACCCTTGGCGGCCCTTTAGTCGCGCCCTTGGGAGCCATCACGCTCACTTGATAAATGCCGCTATATTCATCGCTTGACGCACTGGCCACGCCCACAGCCATCGTCGCGGCTGGCAAGAATGCCTCTGCCAGATAAACGCCGGCAGGCGGATTAAACGGCGCGTTTTCCCACTGCACCTGATAGCCAGCAAGCGTGGCCAGACGGGCGCTTAGGGCGGCGCTGATGCTTGTCTGGCTCATTGCACCGTCACCGTTTCGCCGTCTGCATAATCAAGCGCAATTTGCGTTCCATCAGCCTTGCGGATTAGCACGGTCGTGATTTCCTCGCCGTCTGCAATGATAGCTTCGACAGTGCCGCGCTCCCACTGCACTGGAAACCAAATGTCACCGCCGACTTGAAGCATCTCACCGCTCATCAGTTTGCCCTCAACTGACAAATGTAAATCACATCAGCGCCGGCCTTGCGGATCGGCCTCACGTCCATCACGCGGTATGTTCTACCGTCAACGGTCGCGGTGCAATTGACTTCCGGTCGCGGCGTGATCTTTTCCAGCGTCAAGCGGATGTCACCAGATTGCACGGTCGTCTGGTCAAGTTCGTTTTTGCGGTATTGGCCAGGATAGCCCTTGGCGTTGACGGTTGTTGCGGCGGTCGGCGTCTGTGCCTCGCCTGTGATCGGATTGAACGCGGGTGTGCCGGGAAACGCAATGCTAACCGTCTCGCCCTCGCGGGCAAGCAAAAGCGCCGCGCGTTCTGCAATGCCCGTCAAGTGCGGATCACCGTCACAGAGGCAAACGCGCCGCCACTGCTTGAATTGGTGTAAGGTGACAGGATGCGCGCAATCTCTGTGAATTGCGTCCCGCGCGGCCCAAACTCGCTATATTCGATTTCGATCACGTCCACCTTTTCGCGGGTGATCGTGCGGCCAGTGTCGGGAATCAGATCGGTGTTCGTCGTGGCCCTAAGCGCCATTTCAATCGTGGCGCGAACCACGGCGGATGGCACTGTGTCGCTATCGACAAGGAACATCTCCACCCAAACGTCATAACGCGGCCACGCCAAAGCCTGCGCTTCGGTGTTGCGGAATCCCTTCCATGCGCTTCGATAGGTGGCTTCTAGAAAGTCAGTGGCGCGGATTAGCGCCTGTTCCTTGGCTTGCGTTGTTAAAGCCGACCAACCCGTAATGCCGCGATCCGCCACATAGGCATCAGCCGCCGCCACGCTGGCAAAGCTGTTAGCGTTTGCAAGGCCGGCTCCGGTTTCGACAACAAACGCCATCTTTTAGCTTCCCTTGCGCGGCCTGCCACGCTTTGCCAGAATTGGTGCCAATGCTGGCGCGATTGGTTCCGCCTTCGCTTCTACCACAGGCTTGGGCTGTTCAACAACAGCGCCGGGCGGTTTGAAACGGGCATCTAAAATCTTGTAACCGCCAGCGCGCAGTTCGGCCTTGCGGGCTGCGCTCACAGGATGCGGTTCGTATGCAATCTTCATTTGTCGCCCTCAAAAGGTTTGGGGCTGGCCACTCCCTGCCAGCCCCTCACCATCACGTCTTACGACATGTCGCCGATGGCGATAACGCCAGCGGTGTTCTTGATGTCGGTAGCAACCTTGTCCCAGTTGGTGCCGGTCGCCAGTTCGGCATCAGTCGGAGACTTGCCGCCGTTGGCTTCGTCCCAAGCATACCCCTTAAGGCCAAGGCCGAAGCTGTAATCGACCTGCATCGTCGTTTCGATGCGGGTCTGACCGTTGGACGTGTCGATGTTGCTGATGACATCGCCACCGTCGAACACGGTCGCAGCGCCAGACACCAAGCCCAGCACCTTATCCTTGCCCGGCGAACCGGCCACGGACAGGGCAGGCGCATCGGTCACGATCACGGCCTTGCCCAGAATGTCCACCACCTGAACGCCCTGTGCATAGAACAGGCGCGCGGTGTTGGTCAGGTTCTGGTCAACCAGCTTGTGCAGCATGGAGCCGGTCATCACGTTGGCCAGGATGTCCATCGAACGATCACCAAACTTGGCATGTGCGCCGTTGATGACGTTGTAAGTCACAACGGCATTGGTGCCAGCCGACACGTCATTGGTGGCAGTTGCTTGGTTCTCAATGGCAGCCACAAGCGCCGCAACGGCGGTGTTAAGCTGGTCACGAAGCAGGGCTTCGGCAAAGTTGCGGCTGGCCACTTCGATGCCTTCGGCGGTCGGCTTCTGGAGCCAAGTCAACTGCGACGGCTCGAAACGGATCGGGCCGAAACCACCGGCAACCTTCACCGACACATGCTTAAGCTGGGTCAGATCGGTCGGGCTGGCAGCACCCTGCGCGGCATAGCGATCAACGCGGCGCTGGGCCGAGTGGATGGCGGCGAAAAACGATTCCTGAAGGAAATCGCCATCAAAACCGGCAGTGGTCAGACGGATGGTGCCGTTGGAAGCGGCGTTGAATTTGTCAACCATCTGGCCCAGCGTTTCGATGGTCGCTGGCATCACATACTGGTTGAAAACCTGCATCTGCGAAAGAGACATGACGTAATCCTTAGTTAGCCATTATTGGCAAGTTCGGGGAATCGGGAAGCGATGGCGTTGACTCGTTGCGTCTTGTCACCGCCAAGGTTGCCCTTGGGCTGAATGTTGTTGCCGCCCGAATTGCCACCAGATGCACCGCCACCAGCATTTGCGGGCGCTGCAACAAAATGCTTGCCCTCATCGGTGGCTGCCCATTCCATAACGGCATCGGACAGCGGCTTATCCCCAAGAATGGCTTTGTATTGCCCGCCTTCGTCGGCAAGTTTGGCATTTGCACGAAGCATCGCCTTAACTGCCGGCATCAGTTCGGGCCTCACGTTGGCCTTTAGCAAGGCATCAGACAAACCGTTATCAATCAGATAGCTTTGCAAGGTGGCATCTTTGGTCTGCAATGTTTTTTGCAGTCCTTCGATTGTCCTGCCGCTTTCCTTTTCGACTTTGGTCAGCTTGGCGAAAAGTTCCTCATTGGCGCTTTGCAAGGCTGCAAATTCATTCGGGTCAATGTCAGCGCCCCGCGCCTTCGCTTTGACCGTCTTTAATTCGCCTAGCAGTTCCCGGTTTTTCGCACTCAGTGCGTCTACCGCCGCTTTCAGTTCTTCAATCTCGCTATTGCCTTCGCTCATTCTTGGCGTCCTCTGGACTGATGGCCACTGGCCGTTAACTCCAACATGGGCGCAACCCATGCTGCAAGCGCCGATACTTTAACAAACTATGATGTCAATAACAAGGTGGCGGATTAGCCGTATTTCTCACGCAACTGCCGCAGCGTTAGCGGAACGCCTTGCGCGTTTAGCAAGTCCTGCAACGTGATCTTGCCATCACGCCAAAGCTGGGCGCGGCCCTTGCCTAGCATCTCATCGGCAAACTCTACTGGCTTGCCTTTCAGCCAATCGCCAAAAGTCAGATCGGCGGCGACTTGCCCGTCCATGCTGGCGCGAGTGGATGCCGGCACTTCATCAATGTCTAGGCCAAGTTCGCGGAATGTTTTGGTGATCGGGATGATGGTGGATCGGCAAGCCCAATGCGCGGGCGGCGGCCCTTGCCATTCAATGTTATGCCCCTGCGGCTTATAGCCGGGCAGCGTCCAAACAAGGCCGGATCGTGCAATGCAAATGTCGCTAGTGCGGCTGTCTAGGGTGCTGATCCACTGCACCGCCTTGATCACGTTGGTGTTGGCCTCAAACGTGGCAAGCCGGGCATCATTGGCCACCGTCTGCACCGCCGTTCGGGTCACTGCCATGACGTCACGCCGGCCACGCGGGAACGCTTCTGGCCCGCGCATTCCGTCGCCAACAATTAATCGGGCAATCTGCTCATTGGTGTCGCCAAGCGCAACGCCGGTCTTAACGGCCCGCTCAATGTCAAAGGCGATTTGGTCACGGATGCGGCGGAACCATTGGCCCATCGTCGCGCCTTGCACCAGGCTTGTGCTGGCGATCCGGTCAATCACAGACGCACCGGGCAACACGGCATCAATGGAAATGGTGGCGAAAGCCTGCCGGGCAAACGCCGCCTCTAGCGCCGCCAATTCGCCTAGGTTCGGTTGCGTGATCTTCACCAGCTTTTGCAAGTCAGCAATGGCGCGATCCAGCCGCTTGCCCTGAAAGCTGGTTAGCGGCTTGCCGGTCTTGATCCGCTTTTCAATCTCGCGTGACACTTCAAGCAACTGGCGATTAAGCCGCGCCTGTTCACCAGCCGCCAGCCGGTTAAGGATTAGCTGGCGGATCGTATAAAGATCAGCCAAGCGGTCGGCGGCGTTCACGGTGCCACCCGATTAACAGTCAAGATGATTGACGGCGTGGCAGGGCGCGTTGGATTAATGCGCGCCGGTATCGCGCCAAGCGTCACGTTTGCGCTACTGGCAGACCACATCAGCCGGAAATATTCGCCTGCACTGACACGATAAAACAGATTCCATGCCGCAACCGCTGCGCCGTCAACGGAGCCATGCCTTGCCGGCACCGTAATATCAGTGCAGCTATCAGGCTCCGCTGTGCCGTTACGCATCAGCCAGATGCTAACGTCATGCTCTTGGCTTTGCGTGTTGACTAACTGGGCGCTGAATTGGATGTTGTAAATCCCAGGCTGTGAAAACGTCACCTTCACGTCATCGGTGATCGTAATGCGAACGCCTTCAACGACATTCTCGAATCGCATCGGCGCGGCCACGTTGGGAACTTCGGTTTGCGTTGTGCTGCTATAAGCTG